CGAATTATTCTGGTGAGTCATTAAACAAAAATAGTCATGTCAGCGATATTAAAAAGATACAAGATTCTTATTACTACCAAGATTATTCATACGTAATTCGTGCAAATCAGTCATCATCTCTTTGGAAAGATATTATAAGAAAAAGTGTGCATCCTGCAGGAATGCGCCTTATCTCACAAGTATTCCTTACACTGGCTAATGCATTTACTGCTACATCCGTAACGCCTCGTCAAGCCATTGGACAGGCTTTAATGCGAATTCAGGTGGTTTCACCTCGCAGAATGGATATTCCGCCAAGTGTAATAACCAATTTAATTATTAAAAGTGTTGGGCGCGTAAGTAGAAATGTTTACAAACACAGAAGTAGTGGATTCTTTTATCGTGACCTCGATCAGTTTAAATTTAAACAATTATCCAGTTTACACATTTACGATTTTGCAAACTTAACAACTGGGTATCTATATGAAAACTATTCGAATTTAACCCTTCCACAAATACATTTGTCTGCCGACATATCTCAAGGGGGCCCCAATATAATATTAAATAGTAGATTTTCTTCAGCATCTGATTGGGTTCTGGGTTCGGGATTTAGTATAAACTCAAGTAATCTTGAAGCTACAGCAGCTTCTTCAAATGTAGTGCAACAAATCAGTACAGAAGCAAACTCTAAATATATGGCGACTTATGAAATCTTATCTTCTGATTCAGGATCTGTCGCCTTAGCATCAAATACTTTTGTCGGAACATCAAGAAGTTCACCTGGGTATTACAGTGAATTATTTTGGGTTCCTTCATCATCTGCAAATATTGTCATAACAGCAAGCGGATTCACAGGTAACATATCGAATGTATATGTTAAGAAATTAGTTACTTTACTTGGATAATCACCATAAATATTAGAAAGATTTCGGAGACAAATGCATGGCTGCGATTATAACTAAAGACACAAGACTTCACAATGCAAGACAATTTGTGGAAGCCTTTAACGAACAAGCAAATACTATCATGTATGTATTCTTGGGCAAACCGACAAATTGGCCAATAGAGTACGCACCTCCTATTCAAGCTGACACGTATAAGGGTCAAGCTGATACATGGAATAATATGGAGGTAATGAAAGCAGCCACAGAAAATGATGTGACGCACGCTATTCCTCGAAATAACTGGAAAGCAGGCAATGTTTACTTTCAATATAATGATAATATAGAATCAGCTAATTTATTTGACGCACAATATTTTGTGATGAATTCAGAATATAATGTTTATAAATGTCTTAGCAATAGTAATGGTAACGTTACTACGACAGAACCCACAGGAACTGGATCAGCGATTGATAATTTAGTTATCAACAATAACGTGGGTCAAGATCAATACGTGTGGAAATTCATGTACAATATTCCTCCGGGAACTTGGGTAAAATTTGGAACAACTTCCTTTATTCCTGTTCTTGATACAAGTGCTGCAGTAAAATTGAATGCAGCAAATACACGAGGAATATACGGGTATAATGTTTTAAATGCCAATATTGGATCATCATCACCCTTTGGGCCTCTTGTGTCTTTAGACATTGTGGGGGATGGAACTCTTGCAACTGCAACAGCTTTAATTGTTAATGGAAATATTGCTAACGTTTATGTAGGTGTTTATGGAAATAATTATACTGTTGCAAACATTACAACTAATTTAGGTAATGCAGTTATTCAACCTATCGTAGCCCCTCCGGATGGTCACGGATATGATTCGGTCGATGAACTCGGCGGGTTGTTTGCTATGGTTAACGTTCGTTTTGAACAATCAGATTTCCCTCTTGTGCCTATCGAGGGATTTAAGTTTAGGCAGGTTGGATTATTAAAAGATCCTTACTTAAGAAGTACAAATGGGCTACCATCTGGAGGTAGAATTCCAACAAAAACTTCTGCCAATTCAATATTAACAGCATATTCGAATATTGTCATATCAGGGACAATATCCAATCCAGGACAAATTTTATCAGGTGCTACTCTCAGAGGCGGCACAACTGGCGCCAATGCAACTGTTGTAAGCTACCTAGGTAATGTAATTAATTATGTTAAAAGTGATGAAACATCAGCAAATGCGGCAGCTAATTACAAACCCTTTAGCTCCTCAGAACAAATTTACATTGGAAACTACTTATTAGGGACTTCAGTAAGTTTAGGTAATTCGATGGTACAGCCTCGGTCAGGAGAAATTGTGTATATAGATAATAGGAATGTAATTACACGTGCAACCGACCAGGTTGAGGACGTTTTCGTTGTTCTAGAATTTTAAAGAGAAAACATGGCTATCAATTTTAACGTTAATCCATATTTTGATGATTATGATGAAGATAAAGGTTTTCATCGTATTCTTTTTAAACCGGGTGTGGCAGTTCAAGCACGTGAACTTACACAACTACAAACCATCATGCAAAAGCAGGTGGAGAGAATGGGTCGCCACTTCTTCGAAGATGGTGCAATGGTTATTCCCGGGCAGATTGCTATTGATGTTAAAGTTAAATCAGTAAAGTTAACAACTGCCAGCGTTGGATCAACCAATCTTTCTACATTATTTGATGGCGAAAACAAAATTATCGAAGGTTTAACGACAGGTGTCGAAGCCCTTGTTTTATTAGGTGTTAATGAAGAAGGGGGTGATGCACCCACACTTATCGTTCGTTTTACAAAAAATGGTACGGACACAACCACGACTCAATTTAGCACCAGTGAAACAATTCGTATTAAAAACACTTCGACAACTTTTGTAACAGATGCAACACAAGCAGTTTTTCCCAGCTCTATAGCTTCTATTCAAGAAGGTGTATTTTTTGCAGGCAATAATTTTATTAAGGTTCTTGCACAAACTATTCCTCTTGATAAGTATACTGATACACCATCTTATCGTGTCGGGTTATCATTGTCTGAAAGTATTGTTACTGAAATTGATGATACTTCTTTAAATGATAATGCAATCGGGTCTCCCAATGAATCAGCTCCCGGCGCGGATCGTTATAAAATACAACTTATTTTATCAAAACTTGTATTCACATCTGAACTTGATCAAGACTTCTTTGAATTGGTTCGTGTTGAAAACGGCGTTATTTTAAAGATAGTTAATAAAACACAATATTCAGTCCTTGAAAAAACTTTAGCTCGTAGAACTTTTGATGAATCAGGCAACTATACTGTAAGTCCCTTTAGAATTCAAATAAGAGAACATCGAAATAATAATCGTGGCGCATGGCAAACTTCAACTGCATATAAAGCAGGAGATATTGTCACTTCAAGCGGAAACACTTACGTAGCTCTCACAACTTCAACATCCGCTGTTGCACCCACACACGGGTTTGGCGTACAGACTGACGGCACATTACAATGGTTATTAACAAAAAATCCTCGATATAATCAAGGAATTTACACCCCCTTACAAGGCGGAGATGATACTAAACTTGCGATTGGAATTGAGCCAGGTAAGGCGTATATTAATGGGTATGAAATTGAAAAAATTTCTACTCAATACACTTCTATTCCTAAAGCTCGTGACACACGAACAATTACTTCTGAAGAAATAGATTCGGTTGTCGGTAATCATGTTTTAGTGAGCAATGTTTATATTGCAACCACAACTGATTTTAACATTGCATCTTTTTCAACTGTCAAACTATATGATGATGTTACAGCCACAGCAGGGACAGCTGCAGGAAATATAGTTGGAACTGCTTCTGTAAGGGGTATGTATTACGATTCTGGAAATGCCAGTCAGGCAAATGCGATCTTCAAACTTTCCTTATTCAATATTAGCATGAATGATGGGAAGACATTAGAAAGAAACGTAAAACAATTTGCCAATACAAACTTTACAGCTGATATTGCAGGATTCAATTCTGATTATAAACTTCTTGAAGGAACTGTGTCAGTAAGTACAACTACACTTACAGGTCAAGGTACAGAATTTACAACTGAGTTCGTTCCCGGCGATTACATTTATATTGATGCAACAAAAGAATTGCGTCGAATTCAATCGATAACAAATGATTACTCTGCAACAATAACATCAGGCACAAGCACAACTGCATCAAAATATTATCGTGCGGAAATAACACTTCGTGAACCAGAAAATGTTCCCGCGTTATTTGAAATGCCATACAGTTTAATTAAATCTGTATCAAATCCAATTTACTACACATTAAAACCTCTTTATAATCAAACTAATGGATCAGGGCAATTTGTCGTAACAGGTAACGCAATTAACACTGCAGCAGCCTTATCTGATTATGTTATTATTAATAGAGATACAGGAAGAACGTATTCCGGAACAAGTATCAGTTATCCCTCATCAACTGCTTTCACAATTAGTGGATTGACCAATAGTCAAAACTATACTGTTTTAGCTCCCATTTTAGATACAACTGGCGCTAAAACAAAAACCCCTTCTTCAGAATCCTTGTTAATTACGAATAATGTTTTGTATTCTGCCACTGAAATTTCATTAAACAAAGTTGATGTTTATGCTGTTGATGGCATTTATATGATTGAATCGACAGGCAATGCAGATATTACATCTTGGTATGATTTAGATACGGGGCAAAGATCATCACATTATGGTATATCTAAGATTATTCGTAAACCTCAATTTCCTAAACCTTCTTCAAGTATAAGAATAGATTTTAGATATTTTTCACACACAGGATCGGCAAGTTATTTTGATGCAACTTCTTACTCACAAATCCCCTACGAAGATGTGCCTGTTTTTTATGGAGACAAGTTTTCAATACGATTATCCGATGTTTTAGACTTCAGACCTGTTGCAAACGTTAATAATGTTAATAACTTTTTAACAAGTTACTTACCTCATAGAAATTTTAAAACAACAATTGATTATGAACATTACTTATCAAGAAATGATAAAATTTCTATGGACTTAAGGGGGAATATATTTTCCACTCAAGGTGCTTCTGCAGTTATCACACAGGATCCCGCAGATCCTGCAAACGGCATGACCTTGTACAAAATTAAATTGTCGCCATATACT